CGGATTATCTAGCACTATAGTAAGTGCCTCTTGAAAATCAAGAGCTAACGGTATTCAAAGAACCAAGTAGGGAGCTATAAGGATGCTAATCCTGGTAGTTGCCCGAACAAAACAATATTATTCTCTATATTTAGGATGATGTTTTACTTTCTCCAAAGCTGAAGTTAGTAAAGACAATATCTTAGTATCAGAGATATTAATAATTGTTTCCCTAGGCTTGTCTTTAACTCTATCAGGCAGTTCTAAGAAATTAATCTTAGACTGTCATTGAGTTAAAAGGTCGGAAATGACCTCTAGATGTGTCATTTTAGAGTATTTGATTGAATCAAATATATCTAAATTGAACTTCATAGAGGCCATAATCTTTATAAATGCCATATTAACTTCCTTCTTATTGATATTGAAAACTGATCAATAACAATTGTCGGAAAGATAAAAGCGTATCCAAGGATAATCCAAGATTGGGTCATGGATTTCCCCAAGATACTTACCTATAATAGGATCAAGCTTTTGATACAGAGGATGAGAATTATCTCAACCACTCAGTATCAGAGCAATGATTCTATTATGGGCCGCTTCTATATCCTGTATCCAGAATTTATTTCTAATCTTATGTAATTGATTTACATAAGACTCAGAAACAAGATCTTTTATAGGATTTAGATTGGCATAGAAAGATTGTTCCACTTTAGGTTGTCCTGTTAGAATCATAGCTTTAGTAAAAGAACCAATTCGAGGAATATCGAATGATTTAAATACTAAGGACTTGTTATCTATAACAGGGCCACCTAAATGAAGAGCTCGTAATATGTATTCTAACTTCATACCGCTTTTAAAGGCATATGTAGTATAGAGACATATTAACGCCAGTACGTCCTTAAAAGGACGCGTATCGTAAGATCGCTCTTTTAAGACAGTATTAAATACAGACATAGCTCTATTCCCTAAGAACTCTCGTTCTTTTAAGAATAAACCTATAGTGATATTTATACGTCCTAAAAGAGTATCTTGAGAGAGAAATTGTTTCCAAGAGAATGCTGAAACCTCATTTCCTTTCACGGAAATACGTTTCACAAACTCGGTAACAACTCCTTTCTTAGATACTACTGATTTGCTAGAGTTAATAGGAACACCAATGGCAGTCATAACAGATAGGTATTCTTTTGCAAGATCACGAGAGAAGATAACTATATCATCTCCCACAATCTCATAAAGAATATTCCATCCGATATAACCGAGTCTCCAAGAACAATACTGCATTACCATATGATGTGTTAATGCAAGCATAGTTCAAGAAGATTTCGCTCCCATTGGTTGACCAACTGCGTACTTTAAAGATCTTGAAACATTCCCATCCTTATCAAAGAATGAATAATGTCTTCCGACCAATAAAGTAGATCATGCTTCTGAAAAATCTTTACCAAACAAAGTTGAGATAAACCTTGTTTGTAAAGATAAAGGAAGACGATCTGTTGCAGCTGAAAGATCATATCCATAACAGCAACCATATTTGATTGCTTTCTGGACAGCTCTTTCAAAAGCAACACCATGATCTTTAGAACCATCATTAGGGATTTGGTTTAACAAATCCATAAGATAGTTATGAAGACTATGGCACGCAGTCTGAGTTCAACTATCAACCATAGCAAAAACTCTGACCTTCCCCGCGGCTTCTAAGCATGTTGACAATTGACCTAAACCAAGCCCTGGAACTCCAGAAGGAATAAATAATTTATTCTTTCTAGGTTCTACTAACTGGTTGTACTCTACCACATCTCTCTTAAAGACATCTTTCACATTAGAAAGAAGTCAATCAAAAGAAAAAGAATAAGCACTTGGGACATTATCAGATAACTCCTTAAAAAAGGAATTAAGAGGTAATGTACAAGTCTTACTCATAACTTTAACAAGAGATTTGTAAAGTACAGGGTCCGTTTTTAACAAGCAAAGATCCACTACCATACCAGTTCAAGATTTTGAACTAGTTGGTGAGCTTTTCTCACTTATCAAAAACTTATCCATAGGCCGCAAGTGGACATCCTTTAAGAAATCTTGAAGAATAGAAGGGGATTTTATCCCTATCCAATTCTCTAGATTCTTTAAAGATGACTCCACACCAGAAAATCCATCTGTAATTGTACTTAATTTTACTTTTCCAGGTATAGATATAACTCTATACAAAGAAAATAAATTTAAATACAATCTAATTACCATAGGATTATTTAGTTCTAAAGATTTACGATCTCTAGTACCAATAATACAAGGTAATCCAGATTTGGATAATCTAGGCAATGGAAGTTCCGGTTCAATCTCACGAAGAGAATGAAACGGTTCACCCGCCAAGTACTTAGATACTGCAAGGTGACAAGCCTTAAGGTACTTCACCAAAAATTCACCACCGTGTCTACGGTTCATAACCAACAGATACTTAGTGAACTTATGGTAAAGCCTAATACGGGCAACCGCCTTCTTATGACTAGATAAGGATAGAACAACAAATTTCCATCCTATCTTCATCATAAGCTGAGTAAGAGAGAGTTTACTCTCTCCTACCAGACGTATCAGTCTATTCCTTACAACTACACTTGATTCCTTGAATACTCTTAAAATATTAATTTTAAAAGTTTTCATAAATTAAGTTAAAGTTGTATATAGGTCTACCCGGATAACCGGAACCTTTTGAAATAGACCTGCGCTGTTCCCTTTCGGGGACGCCAGACACAGGCCGCCGACCGTGATTATCTTTAAGTTCATACTTAAAGGCTATAATCACTAAAGTGGCTTGTCAGTACTTTTCTAACAAGCTTTTTCAACGATCCAAATACCAGTTCACCTAAGTGGCGGTCCGGATCACCATACAGATTGAATACCTGTATGATGACTTTTATTCAGAAGGTTGAGAGTTACTTTGTAACTCAGTTTCCTTAAGCAGT